TATGAAATGCATACAGAAAGGAGTTACTTATGGAAAAAGTAACCACTAAACGATACGTTCGTCGAAACGGAGTCGTTGTTTCTGAAACAATCTCAGAAATATCTAAGTTCGACAAACATGATAGACATGGTGAATTCAAAGTCGGTACATTCGTACTTTGTATGGCTATGTCAATCGCAATCACTGCTTTAGCAGTGTTATTCGTAATGGTCCTCTTTTGAGGACCTCTGAAAGGAGGGTTTCTAAGTGAAAAGTGAGAAACCAATTCTAGGTAATTATTTTAAATTACCTAACCCAGGATTGCGGGCTTATTTTGATCATAACGTTTCAGGTAATTCTGAAGATTACCGACCACCATTTTGGAATAAGATGGATCGATCAAAAGTTCTGCAACTTTGGCAAAACATTTTAGACGCGTCGTCGGTTAAAGATGACCTTCCATCACTCTACCAGTATGAGATGGATATGAAGTCTAAAGTTGGACCAATGTCCATTCAATTACCATTGAGTGAACGCATTGAGTCAATTGAACAATACTATACCGGAGTCAAAGAGCCCGGTGAACCTATTGCACCTGCAGCTATTGATGCAACCTGCAAATTTTTCTCTAAAGCAGGAGGTATTAGGGTGCGATCACGAGAGAAAGTTGTTGAAAACATGCGTTTGAACACTAATTCAGGCTCTTGGTTATTCACTAAGAGAAGAAAAGTTGTTCAAGAAACATTAAATTCAACATTTGTGGTAAATTATGGGTTACCACATGTTATTACTGATCACGGAGAATATGATTTGTGTGCTGTTCTAGGTTGGCGTGGTCAAGAAGGTGGCATATCAGAAGATGATGTCAAACAACGTGTAGTTTGGATGATGCCTTTTCTCCTTAACATCGAAGAACTAAAATTTTATCAACCGGCTGTTGAGGCTATACAACACAACGATTTAATTCCAGCTTATATTAGTATGGATCGAGTGGATCAAGAAGTCACTGCACTATTTGATACAAAAGCAAAAGATGATTTGGTGATATGTACTGACTTCACAAAGTTTGATCAACACTTCAATCGTAATTTACAAACTGCTGCTAAAACCGTAATCAGCAGTCTCTTAACTAAAGGACCTACATCTAAAGAATGGTTAGACAACATATTTGATGTAAAATTCAACATTCCTTTAGTATGTTCCGAGGATCTACTGTACTCTGGCTTTCATGGCATGGGCTCGGGTTCAGGTGGAACAAATTTTGATGAATGTATGGCACATAAGTGCTTGCAATTTGAAGCTGCCCTGGATGCTGGTGCCGAATTGAATGTGCACTCTATGGCGTATGGTGATGATGGTATTCTCACCTATCCAGGTATTACGGCAGATCAGGTAATACAAACATATACCAAACACGGCGTAGAAATGAACGCTACAAAACAATATGTTAGTACACATGACTGTGTAGTACTTCGCAGGTGGCACGGTACTGAATATCGTGTTAATGGAAACATGGTCGGAGTCTACTCGACTTTCCGCGCTCTAGGAAGGTTGCTAGCTCAAGAGCGTTATTATGATCCTGATAAATGGGGACCGGAAATGGTAACTTTGCGTGCTCTGTCTATTATTGAGAACTGTAAATGGAGTCCAGTCTTCCATCAATTTATTGATTTTGTGATAAGTGGGGATAAGTACAAGTTGGGTCTTGCTATCCCAGGTTTCTTCGATCGTCTAACAAAGTTGGCGTCGGAGGCTATCGAATCATTCACAGACTTTCTTGGATATACTAAAACACTTCAAGAAGATGCAAAACAAACAACTGCGGGCATCAATGATTGGGAAGTGGTAAAATATCTCAAGACTAAGTTGAGATAAAGCTCGAGATGGTGCTTGAACCAGTGGAATTTCT